CTACAACATTGTCGTACTCTTATACACCAGCAGAACTAGCAGGCACAGGTATAGAATCTAAGGCTTTGGGAGCAGCATCTAAAGGATTGACTGCTGCACAAGCAATACAAGGCGCAAGAATGGCAAGTGGTTTATTAAGCGGTCAACAACAACAACCACAACCACAGCAACAACAGATGATGATTGGTGGTAGACAAACCAATCCTTATGGCGGTGTAGATTACTCAGGCTTATTAAATCTATTACAACCAAGAATAGCAGCAAGAAATCCAAATTCTTTACTAGGATAAAATATGGCAATTGATCTATCAACTCTATTTGGTCAGCAACCAGACTATTCCGCTTTTATTAGTCCAGAAGAAACGCAAAGGATGCGGTCTAACGCATCGCAACAAGCGTTACTAAACTCTGCTATTGCTTTACTAGCTCAGTCAGGCACACAGCGTTATCCAGTAAGCACAGGACAGGCTCTTGCCGGTGCATTAGGCGCAGGCATGGAAGGCTATAACCAATCGTTTGACAGAACGCTAAAGCAGATGGTTACAGGTATGCAGTTGGGAGAGTACAAGAAAAAGCAAGATGCTCAGAAAAGGATGCAAGAGGCTATTCAAGGAGCTACTAGAGAGATTCCTCAGCTTGTTGTTGTTCCTACAGAAACAGGCGAAATGCCTACTGCTGAAACAATGTCAGCCTTGACAATGCCAGGAACACCAAAGAGAGTTGTAGATTTTAATAAACTACAAGAATCTTTAATGCTTGAGGCTGCTGCACAAGATCCATTAAAGTTTTTAGAATTAACTGCTAAATCAGAAAAAGCACCATCTACTGTTCAAGAATATGAATATGCTGTACGAAATGGTTTTAAAGGATCGTTTACTGATTACATGGCTAGAAAAACTCCTGCAACCAACATAAATGTAGATACAGGCAAAGGCATTGCATCACAAGTTGGTCCAATGCTAAAAGATGCACAAATCCAAGCACAAGGTGCAAACATTCAAATTGATGCAGCAGATCGAGTCATTGGTGCAGTAGATACAAACAAAATTATTGCTGGTCCACTAGCAACACCTCAATTAAGATTAGCGCAGATTGGGCAGACTTTAGGTGTTACAGGTAAAGACACAGCAGAAACTATTGCTAATACTCGTCAAGCCATTCGTGGTTTTGCTGAACTTACATTACAAGGTCGTAAGTCAATGCGCGGTGAGGGTGCTATTACTGAAAGCGAAGGAAAATTAGCTGAAAGAGCATTTTCTGGTGATATTGATAGTTTGACTGCACAAGAAATTAAACAGATTGCCAATGCATCCAAACGAGTAGCTGAATATAGCATCACAGAATACAATAGAAAACTAGACACTCTAGGAAAAAATCCTGAGATGAAAGATATTGTTGAGTTCTACAAAGTAACACCAATTGCTCCAATGGCAAGACCAGGTGCTATTAAGAAGTTTAATCCAGCTACAGGAAAAGTAGAATGATTATCGACATTCCAAAAGTAGGGCAAGTAGAGTTTCCAGACTCTATGTCTGAAACAGAAGTCAACAAAGCAGCTAAGAAACTGTACGATGAGGCTACTGCATCAGAAAAGCCACAAAAAGGTACAGCAGCTAGAACAGCAGAGATTGTTACTAGAGGTATGGCTCAGACTGTGCCTGGTGCTGTTGCTGGTGGTGCTGTAGGTGGTCCAGCAGGCGCATTAGTCGGTTCTATGGCTTTGCCAATTGGTGATGCTCTTAACAGTTTGATTAATATGATTTCTGGTGGTGTCAATAAAGTTGCTGGCACAGAGATTCCACAACTACAAATGCCTAGCCAAGTAGCAAGCCAAGCAATGACTCAAATGGGTCTTGCCGAACCACAAAGCCGAGGCGAAAGAATGATTGAAGCTGGAGCTGGTGGCATTAGCTCTACATTGGCACAATTACCTGCTTTAGTAAGATTAGGACAGCAAGCAGTTAGCCCTGTTACAAGAGAAGTGTCTAAGCGTTTGGCAGAAGCTCCTAAAGCACAGGTCGCTGCATCTGCTCCAGCAGCAGCTACAGCCCAATATGTTACGGAGGCTACAGGTAGCCCACTAGCAGGTATGATCGCTGGAGTTACAACTGCTGCACCATTTGGCGCAACAGCTACTCGCAGAGCAAAAAATGTTCCTACTCAAGAAAGTTTGATACAAGAATCTACAAATTTATTTGCTAAAGCTCAAGATTCTGGTGTATTGCTAGACTCAACACAATTTATTAATAAAATGGAAAGAGTTGGCAAAGACCTTAGAAAAGAAGGTTACACACCAAAAGGATACCCAACAATAGCTGGCGCAATAGAAGAATTAACAAATCCTGCTACACCAAAAGACTTTACAGAATTACAATCTTTGAGAGAAATTATAAAAGGTGGTCAATCTAGCAATATTCCAAAAGAAAGACGATTGGCTTCTATTTTATTGGATGAGTTTGATACTGCAATTTTAAATGCTCCAGACTCAGCATTTATTGCTGGTAGCAAAGAATCATTAGATACTTGGAAAAGTGCTAGAGCTTCTTACAGCAAACTTAAAAAAGCAGAGATTTTTGAGGATATGCTAAGTAATGCTCAATTAGATCGGTCTAAATTTACTGCCTCTGGTGAAGAAAACTCTATGGCTCAACAGTTAAGACAGTTAGCCAAGAACGACAAAAAGATGCGTTTATTTACTAAACAAGAGCAAGAAGCAATTGTAGATGCTGCTAAAGGCGGAACAGCCCAAAACTTATTTAAATTCTTTGGTCGATTTGCTCCAACAGGACCAGTATCAGGCATATTCTCAGGTGGTGCTATGGCTTTAGAGCCTTCTATTGGCATACCTATAGCAACAGGTGCAGCAGGATCTAGGATGGCAGCAGAAAATGTACGCAGGTCATCTATTCAAAACCTAGCAGATATGATGCGTCTTGGAAGGATGCCAGAACTCCAACCAAGAACTTATAATGTACCAGTTACAGGTTTAAGAGGTCTTTTATCTGGTGAGTTTCAAACAGAACAACAGTAAGGAAAATCATGGCATATACAAAGTATTCTCTAACCCCTGCTAATAACACAGCTACTCCTCCAGATGGCGCACCAGAGGGGATGCTCCCATCAGCAGTAAACGATACTATGCGCGATATGATGGCGCAGATCCGAGACTGTGGAGATGGTATTCGGGATGGCACATATACCATGACTGCTGCCAAGATTACTGGTGGCACTATTACTGGTGCAACAATCAATAACTCTGCTATCGGTGGCACAACAGCAGCAGCAGGTGCATTTACTACTTTGTCTGCTACAGGTGCAACAACATTTAGTGGTGCAACAGTAGTGTCTGGAAGCCTAACAGCTAATACTTTCTCTAGCTCTGGTGCAACTATTACTGGTGGCACAATCAATGGCACATCCATTGGTGCTACAACAGCATCTACAGGTAAGTTTTCTGATCTTACAGACACAGGCTTAACATCTGGTCGAGTAATATATGCTAGTACAGGCGGTAACTTAGTAGACGATGCCGACTTTACCTTTAACGGCACTACAGTAACAATGGCTAACGATGCTTCTATCTCAGGTCTTACTGTTGGTAAGGGTGGTGGTTCTGTTACTTATAACGCAGTTTTTGGTGCTAGTTCAATTCCATCAGGTGCTACTGGTGCATATAATACGGCTATTGGTGGCACAAACGCATTAGCCGCACTTACAACAGGTCAATTTAATACTGCTGTAGGTTCTTTTGCTTTAGCCTCTAATACAACCCAATTTTATAATACCGCAGTCGGTCATCAAGCTGGGTATTTGAATACAACTGGCGGGGTAACAGCAGTAGGAACACAAGTTTTATATGCAAATACTACTGGTGCAAACAATGTGGGAATGGGTGGTTCTGATGGTAATGGTTCTATTCCTGCTTTACGCTATAACACTACGGGAAGTTTTAATACGGCTTATGGTGGGTCAGCTTTAGGAAACAACACCACCGCATCTTACAACACCGCAGTAGGCTATCAAGCTGTGTATAGTAGTACTACTGGTGCAGAAAACACTGCTGTTGGATTTGGTGCTGCAAAATTTACGACAACAGGAACAGCATTGACAGCAATTGGTAATGAAGCTCTTATTACTAATACTACTGGTTCAAATAACACAGCTCTTGGGTATCAGGCTTTAGTTTCAAACACCACCGCCTCTAACAACACAGCAGTAGGTTATCGAGCTGGATATGCTTTGACAACTGGTGCAAATAATACTTGTATTGGTCTTTCTGCTGGATACGGAACTCCAGTAGGCGGGGCAGATATAACTACTGGTTCAAATAATATTTATATTGGGGGTTATTCTTCACCATCGGCTAGTGCCAATACATCAGAAATTGTTATTGGGTATAACTCTGTTGGAAAAGGTACTGGCACAGGATTTATGAACGCTGGCGGTGGTGGCAATTATGCTGGAAATAACTCTGCATCTTGGTCAACAATATCAGATAAACGGGTAAAGAAAAATATTGTTGATAATAATGTTGGTCTTGAAAAAATTATGCAAATTCAAGTGCGTAATTTTGAATATCGTAAACCAGAAGAAATTACTGAATTGCCACAAGAATTAGCAATTCAAAAAGAAGGTGTGCAACTTGGTGTAATTGCACAGGAACTTCAAGAAGTTTTACCTAATTGTGTCAAGCAAGAATCCACAGGATTTTTAGGTGTTGACCCTAGCGATTTAACTTGGTACTTAATCAACGCAGTAAAAGAACTTTCCGCAGAAGTAGATTCACTAAAAGCACAACTTAACAAATAGGAGTAGATATGACTAAAATCACCGCAGAAGAAATTGCTCGCCATTACTCGGCAGCTATGGATTCAGTAAACCTCATCAACGCTGGTAAGCCAGAAGATATGGCTGACGATGAGTGGGTTGATACTGTTGCTCGCAATAAAGAGCATCTCAAGATTATGCTGGCTAAAGACTTTTGGACAAATGAAAACCTCAAGCCTTTAGAAGATGCTAGTAAATAACCACTAGGAGAATGACATGGGCGATAAACAAAAAAACCCCATTACCATTGAAAATGTAGAGTATGAGTTTTCTGACCTAACACAAGAGCAACAAGTCTTATTTCAGCATTGTGTAGATTTAGACAGAAAAATCAACAATACAGCATTTGCGTTAGACCAATTAAAAGTAGGCAAAGATGCGTTCTTTGGGATGCTAAAAGCCAGTTTAGAGAAAAAAGAGGATTAAATGTTTATTATTGACTGGATTTTAGATAGATTTGGCTATGTTAATAAAGCAAGCATAGTCTTTTCTATACCTAAACCTTGCAAAAAAGTCGCAACTAAACGGAAAAGTCCTGCAAAAAAGTCGCAAAGTAAGCGGAGGCTAGGATGAGTGGCTTTGAAATTGATCCTTTTAAATTTGGAGGATTGGTCAATCAAGTAGAACATTTACAAGAAAAAGTAGATGTTATGGAAGCCGATATTAAAAAACTTGTTGCTATGGCTGAACGATCTAAAGGAAGTCTGTGGGCTATTATGGGCGTTGCCTCTGTATTTGGTGGCTTTGTAACTTGGATGGCTGATTTGGTATTTAGAAAATGAAATATGTCCGATCAATTTGGGTTTTTAGAAGGAGCAAAGTCTTTTAGCGAAAGCGTAAAGACAGGCAAAGAAGCAGGCAAGACCATCGGAGCATCTATCGAGGATGTTCAAAAAGAAGCAGCATCGGTAGCACAACAAAAAGCATTAGAACGCAGAAGGCAGATTAGAGAAGCAGAAGTATTAAAAGAGCAGTATTTCAAACGAGCCATGATGCAATGGCAAAAACAAGAAGATATAAGAATAAAAGAAGAACAGGTCAAGAAAGATTTTGTAAAAAATCATGGTCAAAAAAGATGGTCAGAAGTAGAAGCCATCAAACTCAAGATTGAAAAACAAGAGAAGGAAATAGAAAATGAATTTAGAAAAGATTTGGCAGAAGTGCGTAGAGTTATGTATATGTGCTATGCGTTGGCTGCGGTCATTGCCTGGTATCTTACTTGGGGTCATAAAGGGTAAATAATGTTCACACTCATCTCTACAGCTTTGTCCTTCCTAATGGGTGGACTGCCTAAACTATTAGACTTCTTCCAAGACAAATCAGATAAGTCTCACGAACTAGAACTAGCTCGGATGCAGATGGAACGAGAACTCCAGATGCTAGAACGAGGCTACGCAGCACAGGCTAGGATCGAGGAGATCCGCACCGATCAAGTCCAGATGCAGACCCAAGCACAAGAAAGAAGTGCTATGTATGCCCACGATATAGAGATCGGTAAGGGTGCAAGCCAATGGATCATTAACCTACGAGCCTCTGTTCGCCCTGTCGTTACCTACCTATTTGTTTTACTCTTAATTATTGTAGACATTGCCTCTATTTGGTGGGCTTGGTCTAGCGGTGCAGCGTTTGCCGAGGCTATCCCTATGGTGTTTGATGCAGACGAGATGCAGATCCTAGCCTCTATTATTGCCTTTTGGTTCGGTACGCAAGCCTTTGCTAAGAAATGATTGACCACAAAGTTATTGAAATGATTAAGCACCATGAGGGGGTCAGAACTACCCCTTATCGGTGTCCAGCTTTACTTTGGACTGTAGGGGTCGGGAGAGTTATTGACCCTAACCATATAAAGGTGAAACTTGAAGAACGAAAAAACTTACCAATCCCAGAAGGCTGGAACAGAACTTTCTCTATGGAAGAAGTGGACAAACTGTTGGCAGAGGATTTGGCGCGTTTTGAAAGCGGAGTACAACGATTATGTCCTAGTGGGCTTACTCCTGGTCGCTTTGGTGCACTTGTGTCTTTCGCCTTCAATGTTGGACTCGGTAATCTCCAAAATTCTACCCTTCGGATGAAACACAATAGGGGTGAGTACGAGGCTGCTGCCGATGAGTTCCTAAAATGGAATAAGGCAGGCGGTAAGGAATTAAAAGGACTTACAAACAGAAGAAAAGACGAAAGAGCCTTATACCTCTCATAATATCTTGCCGTACTTAAAAAGAGTGTTCTTGTCCACTAAAAATGCCTTTTTAATCTGACTATCCCCCTCCCCTATAAATTCTACATACTGTAGTTTACTCAGGAATATGCACTTAAATATGTGCTTGACCGGCATGATGACAAACATCTGTCCATCGTAGAAAACCCAGTAATCAGCTTGGGTAGCCATTAATCCTGAGTCTTTCCCATACATCTCTATCTCTACAACGATATTGCCTGTTCTCTGGCTCATTGGGTCAAACTTTACCTCTACAGCTTTATCGATCTCTGGTATCCATATATCGTACCCCTTAAAAGCGTTTACAAGGGTCGCACAAGGGTATTTCTTGCGTAGGATAGCCAAGACCCTTTCCTCTATCTCCAAACCCCTCTGTAGGTCGTTTTGGAAGGTCATAAAGCCACCCTGATCGGTAGGGGGGTGGCACTCCTTGAAAGGGTGTAGCATTGCGCTACTAATGCCGATCTCATTGGGGGTTAAAAACAGCTAACTACATTTCCACAAACAGTACAAGTCGTTAGTTTGCCATTTACAATTATAGTCTGTGTCTGACAAGCATACGCACTACCTAGTAACATATATGTTACCAATCCTATAGCAATCTTTTTCATGGTTTTCCCCTAGAAAGCAAAATCATCATCGTTAATCTTAGGCATCTCATCATCGCCCTTGGGAGTAAAGCCTTTCTGTTTCGGATCACCAATACGACCCGATAAAAACTTACCCTTCTTGCCTTCCTTTAGCCAGGCATCAAACCAATGCTCTACTCCGTTAATCTTAATAGACCCCTTGTAATCAGGGTGTTTCTCTGTGAGCTTTTTGTCGTTCTTAAATAGACTAAAGCTGCCATCTTTCATTTCGTATTTACCATAGGTCATTTCTGCCTCGCTTTTAGTTGGTTAAATAGGTCTAAGACCTCGCTTAAAAACTGCTT